CAGACGACGATACTGAAGAACTCGACGAAATCCTAGAAACCCTCACCGAAGCCGCACCCGAACAAATCGTTGCCGCCATCACCGAACTCCTAGCCACAGACATCACCAGCGAACAAGCCGCCGAAATAGCATCCAGCCCCGAAGTCCTAGCCGCCATCACCGAACAACAAGCCGAACAACTATTTGAACAACTACAAGTAGACGAACTCACCGAACAACAACTAGCCGAATTCACAGTCGCCATCCAAGAAGCCCCAACCAAAGTCAAAAAAGCGTTCGAAAAAACGATCAACATTTTCGGGTCACAATTCGAGAACTATGTGCCGACAGGTTCAAACATCCCTGTCAAAACACGCAGAACATTGGTAGCCGCAGGCGCACTAATCGCCGCAATACCATCTACTAGAGTAAGACGCTAATGAAACAGATCATCGCCTACATTAGGGATAACACTTGGACATGGATTGGAACCGGTATGGTTCTAATCACCCTCTCAGGTCCAACCTTACGACAGGCGCTACTTCTAACAGGTATAGGAATAGTGCTACACTCGCTCATATCCCTAACACAAAAGGACCCAGAATGAACTCAACAATCGCCAAAGCCCTAGACCTCGGACAAAGACTCGTATCGTTGTTCATCGCATCAGCCCTACCGATCATCACCGGTGGCGCAATCCTCGGTGTCGACGTAATCAAGTCCGCTGGTGTCGCAGGACTCACAGCCTTGTTCGGTGTCGTACAGAAACTCGCAGCCGCATCAGTTGACGGCGAACTCACATCAGAAGAAATCTCGGCAGCGTTCGGAACCAAGACTAAGAAAAAATAGTGAAGTATCCTGTCGCTAAATTTGTTCTCCCAAAAGATTTGAAGGGAGTTGTGAACGGGCGTGTGCCATCTAAATTGTTGCGTAATATCGCCCCTTCGGGGCGGATGCACCATCTTGCAGCGGTGTCTTGGTCTATTCTTCGAGAACTGGGCGCACAAGAAGGTTTAGATTTAGTTCATGTTGGTGACTACCGCCCGTTCGAGCAACAACTTTCGTTGTTTCAATCACGCATGAAACCCTTTCCTGATGTTAAAAGAAAAACACAAATTGTTCGTACATTTAACGGAGAGAAATGGTATCTCCATAACGGTGCAGCCGTCGCTACACCTGGAACATCGAACCATGGGTGGGGTTTGGCTATTGATGCGGCGTTAAAACTTAAAGGCAAAAAAGGTGGCGTGGTGTCAATCACAACAAAACCCAAAGTTGCACGTCGCACAGGTTTGCAGTTTCTTCTTGATGTAGCCCCGTCGTTGGGTTGGTCATGGGAGTTGCAGTCTGAGCCGTGGCATATCCGCTATGTTGCTGGCGATAAAGTGCCGCAGGCTGTTCTCGATTTCGAAGCAAAAGTTAAGCCCGCATAATGGATGCGGGTTGGGCGCTAATACTGTCGGCTGTAGTCACAGCGGTCGGTGGCATCATCGTCACCGTCATAACCGTATTCCGTAAAGAAAACCGAGAAGATCACGACAACGTGATGGCTGTCCTACGCATCATGCACAAAGGTATAGGTCGCGTAGAAACCAAAGTAGACAAAGTTGACAGACGGGTAACAGACCACCTAATCTCTCACGCAACCGGAGGGATACTTGACAATGGACTTGGAACTGACAAAGATAGAGTTGAAGGCAATAAGGAAGTACCTAAGTAAGGTTTACCCAGGGGTCAGCGAACAAGACGATCTTTGGAATCTCATAAAAAAAATAGATACAATTATCGAGGGGATGAAACATGTCAACAAAACCAAAGGCAACAGCAGGAAGTGAAATCCTTTTAGAGGCACACAAACTTGTTAACGGCCCAAGACAAAACGATTACGGTCATCCAGCAGACGACTACCGTAAAGTCGCCGACATCTACTATGCGCTCACCGGCATCAACCTAGAGGTATCCGAAGCGATCATGTTCATGGTCGCAGTCAAACTCGCACGGTTACGCACCAACCTTGAACGCGACACCATCCACCACGACAGCCTTGTGGATGCTTTAGGCTATTTGACATGCCTAAACATGGCGGCAAAATAATGGGCAAATTCTTGGAAGAAGTCCGTAGCGGCAAAGCAGACCGCACAATTCTTACTCGGCTGAAAAAAGAAATGAAAGCCGAAGAATACAAAGATTTGGTGCAAGCGTTGAAAGATTCGACGATTAGCGCAGGTGCGATACAACGCACGTTAACTAAACGCGGATATGTCGCATCTACCTCGGCGTTGACGGCGTTAAGGAGATCATGGAAATGAGACTCAAAGACCAAATGTTTTTGGAACAACAGGTCATAGATTTACGCAAAGCCCTGTTACATAGTCAACGTGCCGAAGCGAAAGCGAAACTTAAAACATCAGACCTGATTGAAGCCGTCTACGAAGCGGCACGGCTATCTTTGTTGGCGACACCACGCCCAACAGTTATCCCACCGGTGAAAGATAAACGCAAAATCAAACCTGAGGTTGCGCTCGTACACCTCACCGATTGGCAGGCAGGCAAACAAACAGTCTCCTACGACATCAACGTGTTGACAGCCCGCATCGAGGAAATGATCCGCAAAGTTATTCAACTCACCGAAATACAACGCGCCCACCATCCCGTCAAAGAATGTGTCGTCATGTTGGGTGGCGACATGGTGGAAGGTGTAGGCATATTTCCAGGCCAACAGTTCGAGATCGGTGCGCACCTGTACGAACAGATGTTTGCCGTGGTGCGCATCATCGAGTCCGCTATCCGTACCCTTGCCACAAACTTTGAGTCAGTCAAAGTGGTGTGCGAGTTCGGTAATCATGGCAGACTAGGTAAAAAAGGTGACATGCCTGCCGGCGACAACATTGACCGCATGGCATACCAGATCGCGTCAAACAACTGTGCCGACATCAAACATGTCAAATGGCAGATGTCTGATGACTGGTACCAGATTTTTGCTATCGGCAACTACAACGTTCTGTTGGTTCACGGCGACGAAATAGGGGCGTTCGGTTCTATTCTGCGCAAAGTTTCGGCATGGTCCACAGGTGTCGTAGAACCATTCCATGACTGCTACATGGGGCATTTCCATACACCTACCGCACTCACGATGGCGAACGGTGGTCGAGTGTTCGTAACAGGTTCACCCGAATCCCACAACGAGTATGCCCGCACGTTCATCGCAGCGGTCGGCAAACCCAGCCAACGCCTGCATTTTGTTGACCCGATTAAAGGGCGTGTCACTTCAGAATATGTGTGTTGGTTATGAGACTTTGCTGCCAGCATTGTGACGCCATCATCGAGCATGATGAAACGAAAGTATCGTCATGTGTCTGCGACCCTGACGCCCCGACTTGGGTTGCGATAACCCGTGACGGTCGCATTATGTCCATGTCTCACGCCAGTTACGAATACTTGCCGAAAGAAAACTGATGTCCTGCCCGTGGTCGCTCGTGTCTGTTCATTGGATAGACGCATACGACTCCGATAACGGTTGGATTGAGATAGAAACCTACAAACCTGAAGCCTGCCATGTTGTGTCGGTAGGGTTCTTGTGGCCTGAATGTTTGCCAGGGTACATTTCGATCACCGGTTCATATATGCCTGACGAGGTACCGAACCTTAAAACTATAGGGATGGTGACACATATCCCTGTGTCTATGGTGCAGAACGTGAAAGTTTTGGATCAAGCAAAAATTGATTTGACTTTGCAACACCCTCACCGTATGCTTTAACTAAACCAAACAAAGGGGAACAAATGAATAAGAACTGGTATACAAGAATTAAACCTGAACATGGCACAGCCGACTGGTTGGCGGCCCGATGGAAAAACGAATCAGGTGAACCACAAATCACAGCATCGGTAGCGGCTGTAGTTCACGGTGCGCACCCGTTCAAAACTGCGGCAGATTTGGCAACAGAACTGTTGGCACCTGAACCACCGCAACCTGAGGCACCGAACTCGGCAATGGAACGAGGCAACCGGCTCGAACCAACACTCATCAAATGGGCGGCAGACAAACTGAACAAAGTTTTGTACACACCAGATGTGTTGTACTGCTACGAAGAAGATGGTATGCGTCTCATGTCGACGCTTGATGCGTTGAGCATGGATGAACCCGACCAACGCCAAGTCGTCGAAATCAAGACGACAAGGAAACGTTGGGATGGGAAACTGCCTGACTACTGGTATTGGCAAGGTGTACAGCAGGCGATCTGCGCAAACGTTTTCTCTATTGATTGGGCGATCTTTGACTCGGACCTGGAACTGCACCATCATGTACAAAAGGTTTCATCAGATGAGAAACAGAAACACATTGACGCTTGCCGAAAGTTTTTGGCAGCCATAGATTTAGGGATGTTGCCTGACGGCGCAGAGTACGCCTACCGGCACATCTCAACCCAATACCCGCAAAGTGTCAACACCACAGTCGAACTGCCTTCCAGCATGAAACAACAAATCGTTGCGTTGAAACAAGTTAAACAACAGATGAAAGAACTAGAAGCAACCGAAGATAGAATCAAAGCAGAACTGTGCGGCCTGATGGGTGAAGCCGAGTACGCCACATTGAACGGCACTTTGGCTTTGACTTGGAAAACATCTGAACGCACATCGTTGGATCAAAAGAAACTTGAACAAGAACACCCAGCGTTGGTAGAGAAGTTTAAGAAAACAACAACCATCCGCACGTTACGTGTGGCAACGAAAGGAGAATAGAAATGGAACTAAAAGAAATACTCAGCACATACGGTGTACCTGATCCGTCTATCGTCGGCAAACTGCCACGAGGCGGCATCACGCTTGACTTCGTAGGTCACGCAGAAATCAACCGCATCCTCATCGACATTGATCCGATGTGGAACTGGTCGCCTGTTGAGTTCGTGAACGGCAGACCAGCGATCACCGAAACAAACGGCATGGCAACCATGTGGGGGCATCTAACCATCCTCGGCAAAACCATGTTGGGTGTCGGTTCGGTACGTTCGGACAAACCTGATCTAGATAAAGAACTTGTTGGAGACTTTTTGCGCAACGCATCTATGCGGTTCGGTATCTGTCTTTCACTCTGGTCAAAGTCCGAATGGGAAGAACACCCTGCCACGGTACCTAAACCTGCCGGTGTTGTCAGCCAAGAAAACATTGACCGATTCAAAGCAGCCTGCAAAGAAGCGAACCTTGACCCGAACGAGGTAGCGAAACAGGCAGGCGTACTGTTGACCGGATTAAAAGAAGCGGACATGGCGAAGTTGCGTGACGCTTTCAAATCAATGAAAGAACAACCGAAACCTTTAACCAACGCCGAAGCAGAAAAGGCGATAGTTGATACGTTCAAAGCAACACCCGTAGAACCGGCACATAACCCGAACGTGAAACCATCAAACCCTGATAGCAAGGTGGGTGGTACACAGTTGGCGAAACTGAAAGCGTTAATGAACTCTAAAGGTTTCGACACACCTGAAGCCAAACTAGAGTTGGCTGTCGGTTCGGTGAAGCATCCGTTAAACGATCTGAATGAGATGACCAAAGGTGAAGTTTGGGAACTCATCGAAACTCTTGACCCTCAATGACCGATGAACGCAAAGGGGAATGTCAAGGCAATCGTGAGAAATGCAACCTACCTGAATGTCCGAAGTTCGGGTTGCTCGGTCGCCCATCTCGTGACGGTAAGCGACGGGTACGTGGATGTAAC